GTGAACTCGATATAACCTGAAATACCTACGCCGGCGTCGGAGTTTCTCCAGGAGGTCATGCTTCCCCAAATGACGCCCACTTGGGTAGATCCCAATACAAATCCTTTTCCCCCGTTGGTGTGAGCGGAGTTCCCTGAAACCGTCGGAGTTATGGTGTCACCCGCGCTTGCTATGAGAGCTTCATTAAAGTTGAAGCCAGTGGTGGATGAGCCGATGCAAACGTTGCCGGTGAACGTGCCGCCTAAATCTGAAAGGTTCCAACCGACTTCATTTCCGTTCGTTGAACAATTGATCGAGACATTATTCGTAATAACCCACGAAGTACCGCTGGTAGCGACGTCGATACGAAGCGCGCAATAAAACATGTTGTAAATTGCGTTTCCGTTAATTGTAAAATTGTTGGCCGCTGAGCCTTCGATGTGAAAGCCCTTCGTACCGTTCGTAGCTTGAAAATCGTGAATTCCGCAGAATTCCGCGAGATAAGATCCCGTCGTAGTGGCGATAACGTTTCCGTAGAACGGGTCGGCGTTCTTTCCCAGTTGGTACATTTCCACATAGGACTTCACCACGGTCGCGGTAGTAGTTGAGTAAAAAAAGCCGCAGCCTGTAGTGCTGTTCACGCCACGAATTTTTACGTTGCGAGTGAGGTTGATCACGTCCGCTGTAATTGGCGCCGTGCCGCCGTGGGCATTGGCCAAAGCTGACACTACGACATGCGTGCCGTCGGTGACACTCGAAATCGTTTTGGATTCGGTATGTGGGCCAGTTCGATCGGTGGAAGGGATGATAAGAGTGTCTCCGATCTGCCATCCCGTCGTGCTGCCGACCGTCAACGAAGTATCTGCCGCCGCGGCGTCCGCGGTCAACGTGGTCGTCGAGGTCGTGGTGGCGCCGTACGCCTTGAACGTCCCTCCCTTGTCAACTCGAATCCCTGAGTCGGCCGCTGCTACAGAGTCCATCTCCAGGACTACTGATGAGGAGATAGGTATGCGCGATCCGGAAGAGCCGATGTTGAGAGTGCCCCCACCGGCAATCTGCATGATGCCTTTCCACTTTAGATAATATGCAGTCGATGCCGAGGTCCCGAACGTAAGAGTCCCGAACCCAGAAATGACAATGCCTTCCGGAGGACCACCGGATACCGTCGGGCCAAAGCTGGTAGTTGCTGTGTTATCCATCGTCACGGTTACAGCAGTGCTGGTGGCTGCCGCGGTGAACTGGTTGACGATGATTAGGTGATTGCTCGCGGCGGGCGCCTGCGTCGTCGTGGTGCGAATCTTTCGTGACCAATTGTTCGCAGTCGAATTGCGGAACAGAGTCACTTGGCTACCGGTGGCTGAGCATTGAACTCGAACCAGATACGAGTCAGTGCCGTTCGGAGTGAATGAAGATCCAAACTTAAAGAAGAACCACCCAAGACCAGACGCATCGAAGTCGGAGATGTTTACCGTTACAGTCTTGGTGTTGGTTGAGGTCGTCGAATTGCGAAGAGTAACGGTGAAGGTCCCCGAAGGAGCTGCAGCGCAGGCAGCCAACTTCAATGCTAATCCGTCCACGGCAGTCGCCGGCAGAACGAATGTCGCACTATCGAGGGTTGACGTAGAAACAGCAGTTGACCCTGCTTCTGAATCGAGTTCAGAAACAGAGTCGACCGTTTGCCACGTGCTGGCACTTGTGAAGTTGCCAGTCTGCGCGCTGATGAGGTTGGCCATTTAGATCTCCGTGAACGTTGCTCCGCCGACTGGGATTTTGAAACCGTCACCGTTGAGCACGGTGCGAGTGATGGCGAGAGGACCCCAGTAGTACAGGTTGCCGGAGCTTGACGCGTCCCACAGCGCGGCCCATCCGATGGCGCCCCAGTCGGCCGTCGCGTTTCCGAAGTCGATCACAGTGCCATTGAGAAGCGTGGTGATACCCGTGACTAGGGATGAGGCTGGGAAGTTCGTGACGTTGTTCGTCACCGCCACGCGCGCGTATGAGCCACCCGTGACCTCTGTGCCGCCGCCCGTGGCCGATGGGGTGGCTGTGTAGAGGGCGCAGTATAAAGTGACGGCCGGAGTGAATGATGTGGTACCTAAAGCCAATTCAATCAAAGCTTTAGACAGATAATTACCTTTTCCGCTTGTGGCTGACATTGGGGAATTCCTTTCGAGGGAGGCGGCCCGGGGCCTGTCTCAGTATATCACGTAGCTGTTAACAACCTGTGTTTTCTATGGGATAGGCCACTTAAGAACGATCGTGATCTCTTTCCCAGGCGTAGTGGCTCCGATCTGATTCACGTTAACGGTTAACGTATCTTTGTCGTTCAAAACGAGCCCTGCCAGGAAATGGGAAGGATCAAGTGAAATCCAGTCGGAAGAGCCGGCCGGGATGATCAGGAGCGTGCCGTCGAAGATTGAGCCAGTGTAGCTGCCGTCGGCTTTAGTGATCCAAATGTCCAGCCAGATATCCGCGCCGACCGGCGGGATCTTGGCTTTGAATTCGCAGACGTTCGGCGTGCCGACACGCTTCACGTTATAGTGCGGAGCTACGTCGATTCCCGTAGCGATGGAACGCGATACTGCGATGTTCCAAGTCGCTTTGTCATACTGTGCCTTGCCCGGCGGCCCGGGATTCACCCAGATGTCGCGGAAGGGTGAACTTGCGTCCGTTGCCTCTTTGGTTTCGTCCGAGTTCTCGGTGAACGCCTGAAACAGGATTCCATCGCCCCCGCCATAACGAAGATAGGGAAGAATAGGAATCGCGAGATTGGTCTCATGGGTAGCGAAGAAGTCACTGGCAGAAGAGCTGTTGATCTCTCCGAGCCACGCCGACTCTTCGACGATGAATACAGAATCGACGGTTGGCAGCACATCCCAATCGCGATCCACTGTGAATGAAGTGCTGTCGTTATCGATGACCTTTCGGAGTTGCCCGCGGCCGGGTCCGCTGATGATACGCACCAGCTTTCCGATATAAGCGTGTGGCTGTAGACCTTCGCGCATGAGGGCAATCGTTCCGCCGTTTTCATATGGCCCGTTGCCAACCGTCCCATCCAGGGAAATGTGAGTGTCGTCGATAAGCGTGATCGTGGTGGTTCCGTTGGCGCCGGTATTGCCCGCGACTCCCGCCACGATGACGGTGTTGCCCGTCAGCATCCCGTGGCCTGCGGGCAGTTGGATTACGACCGGTGTCGTGTTGCTGGCGTCGAGCAATGCCTGCGGAGGATCGACAACCATGAAAGGCAGCGTGTAGCCAGGATCGCCAATTGTATTGTTCGTGACGGTATTCGCCTGGGCTCGAATGTAGAGAACGTCGCCGACACCCACACCGAGCGTTGCAAGATCCACTGGGTTCAAATTGATGTCGGTCAGGGTTATGCTGTGCGCATCGCTTGTCGAGACGCGCATGTTCAGCATCATGATGTCTTCAGAAGAGTCTTGACTGTGACCAGCGTAGTAAACGATTCGGCCGATCCAATAGTCGGCCGGGAAAGAAGGATCAGCGTCAAGACCGTGAACGATAATATTCGGCGCTGTAATGCTCTTCACACTCAGGCCGTAGATCCCGCCCCCGTTCCAGGCTAGATGCTTAAAGCGAACTTTAGTGTGATCGTACTGTACGTCGGGCATCGCTTCGCCGGCCACAACGTAGTCGGTCAACGTGATTGAAGATGGCGTGCCGCTCCCTGTCATCTGCAACGATAGTTTGTTCGGATCGGTGCCTGCGTACAGCTTCCAGAAGATCACGTCGTTCTGCCAGAAGATGTTTGGAACGGTAATGGATCCAGCGGGACCGGTGACTGCAATCTTACCAATCGGGTAACTCGGCATGCTGGAGTTGCCATCGGAATCAACTGAAGCTATCGCGAAGTAATACACGCCGGTCGCAAGACGGCCACCGGTTGGATCAGTCGTTCCCTCAGGTGCAAAAGGTGAATGCACTTTGGCCGAGAAAGCGTTAACTGGCTCGAAGTATCGGACGTTGACCGTCGGATTCGCGAGGTCATTTGAGTCGGGCGTGTACGTTTCATTCAACGCTAGGCCCAGCTCAGTTACGTCGTATTCCCAATCGCCCACCATCGGTTCGGTTTCGTTCGGCAGCAATCCGAAGGGTGGCCGCAACAACCGTGCGCGCCGACGCGACTGCAAGGTGGGATCAGGCGCTTGGCCATACGAATCCAAATACCAATCGTCCTCATGCCACTGCACGCGCAGGGTGATCTTCTCGCAGTTCTCCGACGGTGCCACGGAGAGCACTCGGAAGATCTGGTGATCGAGTTCGTACTTTGCAAACGACACCGCAACAAGATGCCCCACGCGAAGATGGATCGCGCGGAAGCTGACGTCGAATTCTGCGATCCACGTACCACCGCAATCATTGACACCACCTTCTCCCGAACGCGGGTTACCACGGAACTGTTCAGCGAATTGGCCCTGGACAACGCGCTTGCCTTGATCATAGTTAACGATTCCATCGGCGGCCACGCTTCCTGAAACGGTGATGCCGGCGCGGCCGATGTGTTCGGAGTCGGCGATCAGCAGTGAGTCTGGAGCATAAGTGTAGTCTTCATCTTGAATAGCCAGGGACAATTTGTTCGGCGTGTCCGAGACTGGGCGCTGTTGAATTTTGAACGAAGAGGGCGAATTACGTGAAGGACCTTTTCGCAAGATGTTCGATTCATCGAACGAATACGCCACGTAGCCCGCGCCATCCGAGCCATCAGCTTTGTTGCTGATGTAACTCGAATTATCATTGGAGCCCGGGACCGGCGCCGGCTGCTGATCAGCGAGCGTCTGTTTGAGGAAGAGCTGCAGCAATCCGGACGTAGCTGCGTCGATACTCCCGCTGGGAGCGAGCATGCCTTTGCAGCCGGCCAGAATGTTCTTTACGGCGTCCGAGGCCGCCTGGCGTTGTCGCATGGCCAAGCCGATTTGATAACGCGGGTGAGTCTGCACGTTGCCCGTTAGATCGGTGTAGGAAATCACGCCGTCTGCGATAGCCGCTGCATCAATGAAGGTCTGCAGATCGAGATCAGTGACCTGAAGGTTGCACCACGTGAGAACGTCCAGGAGATTCCACACTGAGTTGGTGGTGAATTGATAAGTGAAGTCGGTTGGATCGGCACTGTTATACACGCGAACCTTCGGGCCATTCAGCAAAACCTGAACGGTCGGGATTGTGTCCGAGCCCGTGACCTTTACCGGCACGGCAATTTCAATCACTGCCACCGAACCATAAGGATCTCCCTGGCCACCGTAGATCGCGCTCTTGCTGACGAAGCCACTGCGATTTCCGAGAGACACCCATCGCCAGGCCAGGATGGAGTCGGAAGAATTCGTGTAGAACGGGATCAACTCATCGTTGACGATCACCTGCTGAATCGGACCTTCGGTGCCACGATCATCGTGGATCTGGCCGAGGCACAGCGCAACTTGAATGACGGTGTAGTTCGCCGAACCCACCACATTCATGACGGGCGGATCTACGCGCGTGGTGCCGTAGGCGAACGGGAAGTAGTCGTTAAATTTCGCATCGTTCGGATTGTTGATGTTTTCCTCGATCGATCCGGAGATGTACGCACGGCCGCGCCAGGATAGAGGCGGATCGTACTGCACTCCGCCGAAGCGCGCGGTGAGGCGGCCGGCTTGGTCCTGCTCGATCGGGCAAGGACTACCGCTGGTGCCTGTAGGCAGCGCTGCGTTACCCATGCGAGCAACACAACCGGCGAATGTGAAATCACACGTGATGTAGGGCGCTCCGGTTGACGGGTCGTTGTTGCCGACCGCGTTCGGGCCGGTAGCATCCGGCGAGTAGCCGCACGGGTATTGATCAGCATCAACATTGTCGGCCGCGGCTTGACGCTGAGCTGCGTTGCTCGGGAAGATCTTCGGGCAGGTGCGTTGAACCGGATCAGTTGGAAGATTCAACGTGGAGAAATTGAGAATGTTGGTACAGAGAATGGTCAGCGTTTGGTCATTAACTTCCTGCGGAGGATTGACATAACCGACGAATTTCACTTGCGAATCCGTTGAGAACGTGCCACTGACCCAATCGAAGAAGACGAAGCGCATCACGATCTTCGCGCCTTGAAAGCCAGGGTTCGGATCGGTCTCAACCGTATCCCATAAGAAGCCGTCCGCATCGGCGAGCGTGATCGTTACCTGAGGCGCCTGCACGATACCGGAGTCGGTTGTCCAGCTGAGCGGTGAAAGCCCTTGACTCTGAATGCGCGGCTCATAGTTGTTGCCGTTGTACGGAACTCCGCCCGCGGTTCCATCCAGATTTTCCGTGGAGAAGTAGAGCTTGTAGCCGTTCACCAGGGTCAGCTCCGCCAGCAACAGAGGAGTGTAAGTAATCTTCTGTTCTTTGGCCGTCGTGATGTTTGTCAGAGCTGCTGGCATTTAATTTGCCTCCGCGGAGAGATGCACTTCGAGAGAGTTTTGTGATGGGCCGATGTATTGAACTGCTAGCGTCTCCATGTCGAAGCGCGTTTTAGTCCATACTGTTCCGCTGTCGTCAGTGAAGCTGAATTCGTCCCACGTGGCTCGCATCAAATTGAAAAAGTTTTCGATGACTATCAGGTCCGCGCTTTGGATAGCGGGGTAGCTGACTATGAAGCGTTTCAAAACAGAAGTGTGCTGTGGCCGCGTGTAACTGAAGCCACAAGGCACACTGGATTCCGCGACGATCCACTCGTCGACTTCGGTATAGGGGAACTGTGTGATCACCCCTCCGTGAATTGTTGGATAAGTAGCCATTACGTTAATCTCGTTTGCCGTACCTGCAACGTGAAATCCCAGATGCCTTGAAATACTTCCTTCGCTTCAAACACCGTCCCTGGCGCAAACTGCAACCCAACCCACGTTGTGCTTGAACCGGGGGGATCATTCAATGTCAGCGTCCACGTTGTGTCGAACGCGCCCTGTCGGGCATTGAAGAACGTTCGAACTAAATCCTTGTCAACAGTGGTCACATGCGTGAACACTAGATTGAATGAATCGAGACCCGCACCTTTCGCAAAGCGCTGCTCGGTCAGATCAGTGTGGAAATAAACCTGTGTGCGAAATGTGCGCGAGCGAGTGATCGGATATTTTCCAACCGTCCCGCTCGAGAGTGCCGGGAACGCGGGCATTAGATTGGCCTCACCTTGCTGGCGATCGTGTTCGCTACCGGGTGCCCGTTGTTAAGCGCAGTCTTCATCGCGTCTGCGATGTTGTGAGCGTTGTCATTGAAGCTCTTCGAGTCCATAGTTTGAACCTGTACGATGAGGGTCGGTGCGGCCGGCAACTGCGTCATTCCGAGCCGGCGCTGCTGAGTCGTGATCAAATCACCCGGGCGTTGCGGGAGCCCGAGAAGGGCGCCGATCCCCGTTGTGTTCGTCTCCGGACCAAACCCTGTTGCTTGATTGATCAAGGAAGCCGTAGGCATCGCGTTCAACACACGAAGCTGACCTTTATAGTTCTGATCGATCGCGTGCCCGCTCGAATCGATCGCGAGATTGATCGGAGCTGGCGCGGTGTATTTCGCCGCGGTCAGCTCGGCAGTCTCCTGGCGATCACGGGCCGCCTTAGGATCTCCTAGCAACCCCTTAACGAGGCTGGTTCCCATCGCTGCGATGCCGAGGATAGCCTTGGAGATGGGCTCCGGATCCAACGCTGCCGCGGTGCCGAGAATCGCGCCAGCACCGCCCAGCGCGCCGCGCGCCCCGCCCTTCTTGAACTCGCTGACTGCGCCAAGCGCGCCGACTGCGATATCCGCGCCGGCCGCGGCGATTCCCATCACGCCACCGTGCGCGCCATTGTCCGTACCGGGCTGTCCGTTCACGCCCGGCGTGCCGCCCCTGTCACCGAAGGGATTAGCCATCATTCCGCCGAAAGAAGCGATGCTTGTCAAACCCTTACTGATCGTGCCCATCGAGCTTGTGAGCGGAGACATAATGCTTCCGGTGAGCCCGCTCGGGCCAACAGAAAGACTCGACAGATCCGAAGCAACGCTCGGATCGATGCCTGTATTCGCGTACGCAACAGCCTGCGCAAAACCCGCGGGTAGTCCAGGAATTCCGCCGGAAGCTAAAGGATCACGCGCGAGAATGTCGGCCATCTGCGGAGCGTCACTGGCCATCTGAGCTGCGGCCGCAATTCCCGCCTGGCCAGCCGGCAGGCTGCCCAGCACGGCATTCGCACCACTACTCGGGTTTGACGTACTGCTCTTAATCTCAGCCATCGTCTTCGTCAGTTTGTCGGTCGCGGCAGTATTTAGGTCAGTGCTTGTCGTGTTCGCTGTGAGCGTGATCTTCTGCTCGTCATGCGGAGCCAGGAAAGTGCCCTGTAGTAGCTTGCCGAGTCCGGTGGGCTGACCGTTTGCATCGCGTTGGTTGCCTACCGAACCGGCGACGGATTCCCCGATGTTCTTCACAATCGGCTGAAGTGCATTCCCTAGGATTTGTTGGCCGGTGCCTTTCGCCTGCCCCATGATGAAAGGAGCCAAGCCGCCGCGGGTCAGTAGTGCGCCCGCGAGTTCGTGCGCCTGCGTCCTGTATTCCTCAAGGCGCTTCTTCTGCATCTCGGCGATCTGCTCTTCGTACTTCAGCTCTGCTTCACCCTTCTCATCCGCGAGGGTTTTGAGAGCTTTGGCGCGCTCGACTTTCGCCATATCAGCAGTCAACGATTTGTCGTTCTCACGATCGGCGATGCTGCTCTCCGTCGCGGAAGCGTTCTTGTTCGCGTCGGACAAGCGCTGCTGCAGCGTGCGCTGCACCGAAGCGACCGGATTCCCCGGATTAGCAACATCGTGCAAGCCGGCCAAGATGGCCGCACGTTGCGAGTCTCGACTGTCTTGCGACTTACGGCCCTCGGCCTGAATCGCAGCAATCTGTCTCTCGGCGGAGATATCTTGGTCGTGCTGTCTTCTCTTGAGTGCAGCAATCGCTTCGAGGCGCTGCGTCTCAGATGCAAACCGAGCCAGGGCCTCATCTTCTGCGTTCTTCTTTGCGTCAGCGTCAGCTTTATCGCTGAGTTCGTCGCGTTTCAGTTGACTAGGCTCTTTGGAAATGGTGGCGCGAGCCTTCTCTACAGCTGCGTTTCTCTCACTGAACTGCTGAGTAATAGCGGTCGAACGATCCTGCGCAGCCTTCTCGATACCTGCAGGCGAGTTCGGATCCAATCTCCCATTGATCAGATCCAGGGAAGAGTCGCGCGCGCCTTGCAGCTTGGCTAGCTCCGCGGCCCCACGGCCGGAAACAAGATCAGCTTCGCGAGCACGCTTGTCCCTGGCCGCCTGGCGACCAGCGCGGTACTTGGCAATTTCATTCTGACGAGCTGAATCGAATCCCGCGGTGAGCTGCGCTTTGTGCGCTGGAGAGTCTGAGGGATCGATGTCATGAACACGCTTCTTAAATTCCTGGTTGATTCGATCTTCACCATCCAGCTCTTTAGCGATGGACTCGTTCACGAGATCCTGCATCGCCTTCAACTCTTGCTTGAACTTTACCTGCGCTTGGGCGGCTTTGAGAATCGACATGCGAACGCCGAGTTCTTTTTGCAACTCGTCGAGATTCTGCGAACCTTCGGGAACAACCCTGAGGTTCTTGATTGAGTCCAACTTCTTCAGCGTTTCGTTTACGTCGTCCTGTGCATTCTTAACACCAGCCTGTGGATCAGCACCATTGATGATCGAGCTGGCGCGATTGTAGATCGCATCGTGATTTGCTTTGGTGCGAGCTGCGAGGCCGAACGCACCCGTCGGATCAGGCATCCCCACACCCTGAAATATCGGAAGAGCGTCTAGTGGATTCCGCGGACCTGCACCTGCTAGGAGTTCCTTGGAGGTCAGAGTCCTTGGATGACCGATGTTCATTCCACCGGCATGAATTTCGAACTGTGGTTTATCCCACCACGAAACACCGTTCGCATCGGTCTCTCCGGCGAGGTGTTTGAAGAAGGTAATGTCAACCGCGCCGACTGCGCGCGCCTTGAGCTTGTTGACCATCGCTTCCCAAACGTTGCCGAGATCGACGATTTGCTTTCGCACTTCGTCATTCTTTTTGACCTGCTCCGGAGAGATGATTACTCCGCTATCTTTGACCGCCTGCAAATTCTCTTGATACGTCTTGAACAGAGGAACGAGTTCACGATAGCTGCGGCCGAGAATGTTGAGCGACAGAACTTGCTGGTCAGCAAAGTTGGTGACTCCGCCCAAACCAGTCATGATGGAGGGGATCAACTGCTCCATCGGCTTCAGCCGACCTTGGGCGTCGTAAGCTTCAATGCCGAGCCTGCGCAGGCCGTCGCTGGCGAGCTTGCCTTCAAGCCCACCTTCCGCCAGGCCTTGGCTGAGCTTGCGCATGCCCTGAGCCAGGGATTCACCGTCAACGCCTACGCGCTGTGCAGTCTTGGAAAATTCCTGCGCGAAGGTGGTGCTCGAACCGATGCGCGCGGCGAAGTTCTGAATTCCGAGAGTAGTCTGGGTAAAGGAATCCGCCAGCTTATACACGGCGAAAGCGCCGCCCGTCGCGGCGACGCCAACTACACCGATCGCGATGCCAACCGGGCCGAGTGCAGTGAGGAAACCTTCAGCTGCCGCGCCGGCAGCGTACAGTGGATTTTGGATCCACATACGAATGCTCGACGCAAAGCTCCGCCCGCTGGAATCGGTGACTTGATTGAGTTTCGTTAAGGCTGCGCCGACGCGAGCAATTTGTTCTTCAGTGGCTTTACCGTCAAAGCCGCCCAGGATATTGGCTTGCTGTTGGCCGGCGCGCGCGGCGCCACTCTTGCCCACCAGGGATGCTTTGCGCTCCAGTGCGCGAATGGTCTTCTCGATCGCATTTAGCTCGCGCTTCTCGGCGTCCTCAGCAGCTTTGCCTGCTGCCGCGACCTGGTTCTTGACCATGTCGCTGACAGCAGCCGATACGTCAGCGGTGTAGCCTTTGACCGCGCCACCGAGATCGCGCAAGTGTTTGGCTAGCCCGTCGATAGAATCGCCGGTGCTCTTCGCGCTGGCTTGGGTAGCCTTCGTGGCGTCCGTGATCGCACGCAGATTCTCAAGACCCTCGCTACGAATCTTGACTAAGAGTTCCAGCGAATCAAGCTGCTCACTCATCGCCTTCCCCCCTTTCTAATGTCGTGCGTCGTGTTGATCCATCTCCCGCTCAGCGTTGTCACGCTTTATTTCTTCCTGGCTGATTACAACGAAAGCGTCGGCTATCGGTATGGGCAATGTTGATAGCGAAGGCAAGCCTACAACTTTGCCGCGGTAATACAACTGCACCAGCTCCGCCGACTGCGGCGATCGCAACATCACCGACCGCGGACAATCCTCGCTGCGCGCGCCGGGCACCGTGAACCGGGTGCCTTTTGCGGTTTTATAATCCGGTGTCCAACCGCGCGCCGGGCTATCCGGCTTTACGTCTGCTGGGTAGAAGGATCGGCAGTTTCGGGTTTTGTAGAGTCGCTCGCGCTTGCAGACGGAGCAGTCAAATCGTTCGTTGCGACTGATTCCGAGCTGGAAGGCGTGGAAGGCAACTCGGAGTTTTTTATTTCTTCGGTGCTCAGCCCGGTCGAGCTATTGATGATGTGAATTGCTTCCATCACCAGGTCGCTCGGCCACTTCTTCCATTCGTCGACGGTGGCGACATTCTCTTCAGTGTCAATGCAGAGACCTTTGATAGCTAGCAACCCCCATTTGATCTTGATGGAGGCTAACTCTCCATTCTCGATCTCGGACGATTGCGCCAGGAGAGCGCCTCGACGAGCGTTAGATTCGGCGTCCGTTCGGCCCTGCAATGTGCGCAGCTCTTCGCCCAGCATTTCCATCTTTCCAAGCGGAACAGCAAGCTGCAAGCGTAGGCTGTCGCGGCGATCTTCAGTCATCTTTCTGACGGTGAAGCTAACGCCGGGACAGACAAGAGATTCAATTACCGTGGAGGTCTTAAAGAGATACATGGAGGAGTTCCTTCTGTGTTTGAATTTGAATGACATATCAGGCGGGAGAACGATGCGGAGATTAAACCCTCTAATCTCCGCACCACAAAACTGTGCTGTGGGCACATGCTTCGCAGCGGGGTGACACCACAGCGTAGACTTTACGTGAACGCAATCGACAATTCGTCACGCAACGCCAACGTGCTTCCGTGGGCGGTAGAGCCAGACCAGTTCGTAATGTACCGGCGCTGCTCTTCGTGATCCGGTGATTGCAGCTGCACGCTACCAAGAGTCACGGTGCAGATCGAACCTGCCACCGTTCCCAGAGTCAGTGTAATGGTGACTGGAGTCTTGTCGTTCGAGATCGCCATCAAATCGGCGTATCCATCGCTGTCGTCTTCGTAGATCGACATGTCGATCGACACATTCCGCTCGTCGCCTTCCGGGGAATCGGGATAATACGTCCCGAAGGTGTCTTTCACGGTAACGTTCCCCGTAGTCACCTTCACGGTCGCTGTGCGCAGCGTCACGAGCGTATGGCCGTCCACCACGATGGAGCCGGTGAAGCCGACAATCATTCCACCGTTGGTTACCGGCGAGCCCGGCTCGGACGGAAACGCGGTCAGGCCACCCTTCTGGGTGACGTCGGCAACAGAGAACTGATTCTTTTCCAGAGCCCAAATGCCTTCGCCATTGAACTTGATCATCGCAACATCGGCGCCGGCTTCGATCGTCATTTCCTGAGCGACCGCTCCGTGAATCACACGCTGATCGATTGTGCTGGGCTGACGGAACGACCACATCGAAAGCGATTTGATCGCATCCACCAGGGAATAGGTGCAGGAGGTGTCCGCGACGATCGTGCTCGCCTGGCCAAAGATCGCCTGAAGCAACGGATCGCAATCCGGCACGACGCCCGCAACACCGTTCGGTGCCAGCGACATCTCGGCAGACCAGGTTGCATGCTTGCGGCCCAGAACGCCGACCATCTTCGAACGAGTGCCGGTTTTATCCGGACGTTCAATCAAAGCGGCCTTGTTCGCCACATCAAACTTGATCAGGCGGCAAGCGTTACTGGCCGCGACCGTAGCAGTCCCCGTAGAATTGGGGATCGTGCCGAAAGTGGATTCAACCTGCGTGTACAGGCGTTCTAAACGACTCAGTGCAAAATTGGGCATTTCAAGCTCCTGCCTTCAACAAAATCTGTTTTGAGCAATTCGGCTTGAAAGGCCTACTTTAGTTAACGCAGAACTTTTTAGAGAGGAAGGCCGGCCAATGCCAGCGAGCGACTCTCCGTGAACTTCTTTCGCGCCCGGCTCAGCTTTTCGGCCAGCCCCGGCTCGGTTTCCAAATCCGGATTCTGCCGCAATCGCGCGAGATCATCCTGCAAAAATCCGATGCTGTTAAACTCCGCTTCGGTGATGAAAGGCGCTCCGCCTAGCAATACCTGCGTATAAAACTCTGCCGGAAACTCCGCCTGCTCGCCGACGTGGCGATACTGGATCTCACCGATTTCGGACGAACGGCCCACGAAGCGACAGAGCATAGTTTAAAACCTCTAATCTATTGTATCAGCCGACTCCAAGCCCTTAGGCGATCACGACTTCGAAGGTCATCCGGAAGGTCAAAATCTGCAGCCAGTTCTCGCCGGCTTGCATCGGAAACTTCCGCTCGTAGGAGATCTCCCCGTTGTAAAGTATTGAAGACGCACCTCCCATTGGCCAATTCTGGCTCACAGGGTTCTGGATAACCTGCATGAAGGCATCCTCGGTGCAATCCGGCCACGCCTCGAAGTCCTGCATCAAGCCAGAGTTCTTGTAACCTTTACCGCTGAGAAAGAAACGAGAGCCCATCTTGATCACGCCTGCAAAACGTTGAAACTTCTGGGTGTTGGTACTCGCGCCAGCAATCGAAAAGATCGTCTGAATCGGGTAAGTGAACGTACCGGTCTCTTCGATAGATTCAGGGTCGACGTCGCCCTTGAAGAAGTTCTTGCTCCTCGGAGAACCATAGTCGATCGCCATCGGCGGGGCGCCGGGATGGTTAGTGAGAGCGTTGGCATAACAGGCGTTAAACCCATTACCTGCATCAGATAGCAGGGAGATTATAGCATCCCGTGTAATACTCGAAGGTGAAACAATCATCGGCGACTCCTTATACGATCTCGAATTTGCTCAGCCAACTGGGCTTCAATCTGGCGAATATCCTCGTCGCCGATCCCGAAGAACGCGCGGACCGGCATGCGGCCTAGCCCTGAATTGTGAGCGGTTCCTATGGCGACGGCCCGCGTCTCATAGATTCCCACTTTGACTCCATCCTCGGTCGGAGTGACCTGAATGCTGTCCAAAAGGTGGTCTCCCCCGCTGACGCCCATCAGATCCACGTTGGCGCGGCCGAACGCGCGCTTGAATGCCCCGTAGCTCGCGAACTTGATGGAGCGCCCGTCGGGCGACTTCTCTCCGGCGCCTCGCAGTTTCTTCATCAAACGGGTGACCGCCGAACGATCCGACTTCGCTGTGAAGCGACGGAGGGGTTCACCGAAGCGGCCCTTCGCCGCAGCATTATGCTGGTTCGGGCTGTAATAATACGGACGCGTCTCGTTATATGGTTTGAACGGTGCGCCTGTAGCGTCCACTCCGCGCGCGCTGCGCTCGCGTATGCCGGTCCGAATGATCTCGCCGGCCAGGCGACGTTCCGATTGAGACGGACGAGTGAAGCCTTCGATCAAGATCATGATCTCTTCGATCGGCTTGCCGGATCCAGTCGTGAAACTTACGCTATCGCTCATCCCCCAACTCCCATGGCTTTCTCAGCAGTTGCCACAACCCACTGATGCCTGCAGTTGAATCCTCCGCCACAGATGAACACGTTCCCCATTCCCCACTGACCTTGACCGTTGTCGAGCTTCGAGATTTCGTCTCGAGTCCAAACGTGGCCATCTTCGGACATTTTCATGATGCGTTGGCAGAACGGCCGAATGACCGGATCTCCGGAGGGAGGTCCAACATATCTGAAATCCAGCGGACCATTCTCGGCTTCGATATTTGAAAAACTCAGATCGGCAATTGTTCTGTAAAAGACCGAAATATTACTGGAGGCCGCCGCACGGAATGGCCCGGCGATGCTATCCAGGGCGCGCGTCACAGCGCCGGCGAGCTGCTGACTGCCCGAACCCCCCACCGTCAGCAAAGCGGACACACGAGCCCGCTGTGTGGCGGCCTGAACGATCTCTTCCAGCTGCGAGGCCGCGTCCATCTGGAACATCGCCAGGTTCTTCTTCTGATCGGCGGTGAAGGCCAGAGTTTGAGAAAGGTCGATTTTGTCAACCGTGGGTGTACTTTCGAGGACTTTCGTAAACCAACCCACTTGGTTACCAAAGCGCTGAACGAACGCGGTGACGAGGTTCTGAAACCCCAACTGCTTTAGTTCGGCCTGCAGCAACGTATCAATCTTTCGAAGAGCCAGCCGGTTCCCCGCGGTGCTCGCGATTCGGCCGCCGACGATATCGAGATGCGGCAAGATCTGTGCCAGCACATCAGTCTGAGCGTGGTGCAACAAGCCGGCAAGAATCAAGAGCAACTTGCTCACTTCCGATTCGAGCTGGTGATCCTGTTGCGCGAGTGTATCGTCGAGCGACATGAACTAGCCCCTTTGCATCGAGTCTTGGAGAGTGAGAAATAATTCAACGAACTGCGGATTCGGGCGGTTGCCACTCAACACTGGATCCGAAGCCAGGGAGTAGGTCTTGGTGCTGATCGGGAGCGGTGTATTGTTCTGAAGATAGAACGGGCCGGTGTCCGAAGTGCCGACGTACACATTCCAACCTGTCGCGGTCAGAGGATACGAAACCGACAATGCGGTCTGTCCCGAGTCGGGCTGCCCGTTTGGAGGATAGAGCGAAGTGATGTCGATTTTAAGCGCTGTGTCGGCCGAGACTACTTTCTGAATCGGCTTGGAGGTAAACGATTCACCGTTGTTCGCAGCGCCCGGGCCATTGCCATACTGCGGGCCGAGGTATTGCGAATTGTCGACGTAGGTGATCACCACAAAGTACGTCGCGGCTCGAGTGCCAACCTGCGATACGATAGTGACGTTGCTGTCGTCCCAACTGCCGGAACGTTCCAGGATGGCGCCAGGGCACGATAAAGGTTTCTCAACGATCGGCAAACCCATTGCCATCACGTAAGGCCAATGGCGCGTGCGAATGTCCTTGTCGTACTGTTCCATCTTCTTCACGAAGCGATCAGCTTTCGTGCGAGCGAAGCAATCGCGATAGAGAAGGCGCAGTGCTTTGTACGTGACCCAGGTTTTTACGACGTTGATGTTGGTTCCGTCGACGACGATTTGGCTCAGAAGAATTCGAGTGCGGTTGACTCCGGAACTTCCGGTGTTGAATACCGCCTGAAGGTGTGCGGAAGAAAGTTGGCCATTGGAGAGGAGCCCGCCGAAGCGCTGCAACTGGACATAGAGTTCTGTGCCGCACTCTTCGATCGCGAGAGGAATAATCCCTGCGTCGATATCAATGGGCGTTGACTCGGCCGCGGCCACTTCCGTCGACTCCGAGTCGACGCGCAATAGATCTGCGGACGTCAAGAACTGTGCATCTGTCCAAAGCATCGGAACCTTTCTGAGGGTCCCTCAAAAATGAGAAACCCTCCACGTTGCTCAGATGGAAGCCCTTAGGCCCCGCCCTGAGCAGACATGGAGGGCTATTTTCTAATCGAACAACCCGGCTTAGTATTCCAGCCAGGCGCCGAACTGAGCAACCTTGCCAGCCCCACCGTCCATGTAGAACAGTACGCGGCAATTGTCGCCCGAGACGCCCGCGCGGATGCCGGGCATTTCGTACATCTTGGCGTCGAAGTTCTTGTCCTGCGACAAGCCTTTGTCAATCCCACCGAAGGAATTGAAGTGTGCCAGGGGCCAGGAAGTCAGGAAGCCGGCGTCGGCCGAATCCACAAGCGTGACACGAGCGTTGCAAGAGGCGTCCAGACGCTCGATGCGCGCCTTGAACGTCATGTCGGGAACCGTCGGGAAAGTCGTGGCGTCGACCAGCACCAGAGGCGTGGCCCACCCGATATGCTTCACCGTTCCACCGCTGGTGTAGGCCGTCACCGCGCACGGGGTGTTTTCCAGCTTGAAGCTGACCGTGGTGGCAATGCTGGACACGATGCCAACGACGTTGGCTTCGACCGCGCCCACAATGCCGGAGATGGACACGATGTCGCCCACTTCAAAGGCATGCGTACCGGTGATCTGAAGATGGCCGGCATTCAATACTGCGCCCGTGACGGTGACATCCGCCTGAAGCGTTTTCGTCTTGCCGAGAATAAAAGACTTGATGGACATTTGAAGCTCCCTTGTTGAAATCGAAACGTGTTTATTTCAATTCGGCGAGTACTTCAAACGCCTACTTAAGACTGCTGCCTAATCCTTTGTCGGCTTTGATGGCACGACAGCGACCGGCGGCTTGATGTAAGGCTTCAGGTGCGGAGGAATCTTCGCCTG